TCACGATCTGCTGCACGTCGGCCAAACGGCGTTGAAAACGGCTTCGGAATGCTCATTTACCACTCGTAAACTCCGCTTCCTCAGCCGTTTTCGCCTTGTTTGTCTCTAGCTCGCGAGATCGTGAACAGGTTCTGAGGACAGCGCCCGCCCGCCTGGCCTAGATCGGGGCTGCGAGCCGCCTGGCAAGCTTTTGCGCAACTGCGACGAGAAGCACTTGGCGATCCTCATCACAAAAATGTACTGTATCTGCATACAGTATTTTTGGAGGTGGCGACCGATGGATCAGGCGCGTTTGACATACCTATGGCATGAGCGACAACCGGTGCTGCTCCCCACTCGCGTCGAGATGGAGCTGGTACAGGCCTTTCGACAGCTGTCCTGCAGCGACCAGTTGACCCTCTGCCGCCTGGCCAACAGCCTGCTGCAGGTGCAAGGGCCGCTGCCCTCGCGGGCCGACCAACCGGCCGTCGCCCCGCGCTTTCTGCCCCGCCCGCACTAACGTCCGCCCGCCTGAGTCCGTCCGGATTCGCCAGGCCCCTTGCGTCTGGTATCGGCCTTGCTGGCCAGCGCTTCCCCCGGCGTCTGAGTGTCGCTACCGCTCTGGCCCGCGCGGCGTCTGCCCCGCGTCCTGTCAGGTCGACGTCTTGGCCGCCCCCTGGCGCTCCTCGATCTTCTTGGCTTCGCGTTCCACGGCCTTGAGCGCCGCTTCCTTGCTCGAATAGAGAAAGCGCAGGTGATAGGGATTGCTCTGGTCGCCCTGGGTCAGGCTGACCTGCTTACCGGTCTTCGGGTCCCGGTAATAGGCCAGCACACCGCTGTATTTGGGCGGTACCTCGGTGACCAGATCCGCGACCAGGTCCTCCGGCTGCCTGGCCTGCAGGCCGCTGAGCTCGGTGACGAAGCCGCCATCCACGCTGAGGCTGTGCTTGACATCGCCGCCGTACCAGATGATGTCGTCGATCTCCGGCTTGATGCCCGTCAGGGTATAGCTGAGTTCCGGGATGAGTTCGGCGCAGCCGAGGGCCAGGTGGTAGGAGAGGGTGGCGGCGCCGCGCTGCAGGCTCTGCCATTCCGTCTCGGCCGCCTGGTGCGCCTGGGTTTTGTTGGCGTAGGTGTGGCGCAGGTCGAGGGGATTCTTGCCGTCGCCGACCACCTCTTCCAGGCGCTTGCCCTGGTTCACGTCGTAGTAATAGGCGCGGACGCCGTCGTTGGGGACGATGAGCAGGTATTGGTGCTGATCGCCGTCCTGGCGGTCGAGGATCATGTGCGGTAGGTCCTTGCCACTGGCGGTCTTGCTGCGGCCCTTGAGCATGAACAACAGGCGACCGGCCTTGACTGTGGCGACGGCGTCGTACTCTTCGCCCAGGCGGGTCAGCAGGTTGGCATCGGACTCCCGCGCCTGGTCCAGCTGGAGAATAGGTTTCGCCTCGAGGGTGGCATCCACGGCGGCGGTGAGACCCTGGCGCGCGGCCAGGATGCGCAGCACCTCGCCTAGGGTGGTGTTGCTGTAGCTCTGGTCGCGCTGGGTCTTGAAACTCTTGCTCAGGTCGGCGCTGCGGGCGCGTAGCTTGAGCAGATCCGGCGCGCCATTGTGGTTGATCTCGGCGATCAGGTAGGTGCCCTTGTCGACCAGCCCGGTGTTGCTCCAGCCCAGCTCCAGCTGCAGGGTGGCGCCGAGCGGGGGGAGGGGCAGGCGGCCATCGTGGTCGGACAGGGTCAGGGTCAACTCGTCCACCTCCAGGCCGCGCTTGTCGGTCAGCTCCAGGCTGACCAGGCGTGGCGCCAGGCGATCGCTGATGTCCTTGCCATCGAGCTGCAGGCGATAGATCGGCTGGGGATAGGCGCCCTGGTTTGGCCCTCGCAGGGAGGTGCGGCGCAACTGGCCAGTGGCGGGGTCCAGCACTTCGCTGATCATAGGAGCTTCCGCAGCAGGCCGTTGCTGGCGGCCAGCGCGGTCCCGAGGAATTCGGCGGCCTGGTTGTCGTCGATGCGCTTGAGGACGAGGCTGAAGCCGATGCGCCGCGGGGTGCCGTCGGAGAAGAAGACCGTCTTGGTCTCGTTGAGGCTTTCGATCACCCAGAGGCCATAGATCCGGCCGGAGCCCTCGATCAGTGGCCAGGCGCTGCCGGTACTGGCCATGAGGCGTAGCACGTCGAGGCTGGTGGGCGAACCGGCCAGCTCGGGGGCGAGCCAGCCGGGCAGGGTGATGGAGTCGTCGCCCTTGCCGACGAACTGGCGGGCCGGCTGGGCGCCGACGCGCTTGGTCACGCTGTGGGTGTAGGCCGTAGTACGGTTGAGCTCGCTGTAGGCCAGGGTGTGCAGGCTGAAGACGAAGGTGCCGAGGGCCATCATCATGGTGGTCAGTTCCAGTCTCGGAGGCTGCTGCGGTTGCGCGCGGCCTGTTCGGTTTTCTCGCGGGCGATCTCGCTGCGCACCAGGGTGGCGATCTGCTGGGCGTCCGCGTTGGCCGGGGCGTTGATGGTGATGTTGAAAAGATCGTTGCCAGTCGGTGCCGTGACGGCGGGGCTGGTCAGGGGGGGACGGTTATCGATGGTCAGGGGTGCGCCGATCCCGGGTAGCGGGGGGGTGGCCGTGCCGGTCGTCAATAGGCCATTGCCGGCGAGGCGTTGGGCGCTGGCCAATTGCGGCAGGGTCGTGTCGACGCCGCTGACCAGTTTCGCCGGGGCTGGACTGGTCAGCGGTGGTCGCTCACTGAGGGGCAGCGGTGCGGCGATCCCGGGGAACGCGGCCGTCGCCGTACCCATGGCCACGGCCGCGGTGTAGCCTTTGCCAGTCTTGAGTTTTGTCAAAAGCGTACTGTTATCAGCCCCACCACTGGCCCGGTCGACGAGCAGGCTCACAGGGGCGGTGTTCGCTTGCGGGCCTAAGGTGTTCTTGAGCTTCTCCCAGCCGCTAGAGGTGGACTGCTTTAGTTTGTCCCAGATCCCGACGACTTTGTCCCAGTTGGTATAGATCAGGGCACCGACCCCGGCCAGAGCAGCGACTCCTGCTACCACCGGACCGAGTGGCAGGGCGAGGAGAAAACGCAGTCCAGTAGCGACAACTGATAGGGCGCCGCTACCTATGCTGCCCAGGGCCTCCAGGCTACCAGTGAGCAGGGGGAGCGCTCGGGCGCCCAGATTGCTCAGCCCTTGCAGGCCGTTGCCGACCATACTGAGCGCGCCACTGCCCAGGCTGCTCAGGGCGCCGAGCGTCCCGGACAGGGCCGCGCCGGCCAGGCTCAGCACGCCCCTGACCAGTAGGAAGGGGGTGATGATACCGGCCAGGCCCATGGCCAGCGCACCGAAGGTAGCGGACAACACACTCGCGCCTGCAGCGAGACTGATCAGGAAGGCGCCGGCGTTGGGGTTGTCCTGCAGCCATCCGTTAACCTTCTCGAGGACCTGGGCGACGATTTCCAGCGCCTTGACGTAAGTGGGCAGGATGGTCTCGCCCATCTGCCGGTACAGGTCGGCCTTGCGTGCCTGCAGGTTGAGCTCCGCCCCTTCGGGGGATTGCCGTGCCTGGGTAACGAGGCCATCGATACCCGCGGTTCCCCGCGTCTTGGCGGCGCTCTTGTCGAGCTGATCGTGCTGCTGGTAGAGCTGGGTGAAGAGTTCGGCACCGGCCTGATTGGGCAGGATGGTGCGGATGGCGTCGAGGGTCTGGCGATCACCGCTGATGCCCTTGGCCTTGAGCGCGGGTAGCAGGACCTGCTGCAGCCAGGCGGCCTGGTCCTGGGCGAACAGGTCGCTGCCTTTGAGCGCGCCGGCGTCCAGGGTGGCGTGGGTGCCATTGGTCTTGACCCGACCCGGATCGACCAGGCCCAGGCTCTGCAGCTTGCTCGCCGCTGCGGCGGTGGTACTGCCCTGGTAAAGGTTGCGATAGCTGGCCAGCAGACCAGCACCGACCTTTTCGCCACCCAGCTGTTGCACCAGCGGTTCGAGGCGGTTGTAGAAGGCGTCGGTGTTCAGGCCGCGCGCGGCTTGCCCGCCTTTCTCCAGCACCTTGAGCCATTCCGGCGGGGCGACCCGCCCCTGGGTGTTGGCCAGGGTCTTCTGTACGGCGTCGGCCTGCTCGTTGAAGCCGGCCTCGTCCTTCAGGCCGCCGCGGGCGGCGATGACCGGCAGCATGGCGGTGAACTGGGCGGATTTCGCTGCCCCTTCGTCCTTGCCATAAAGAGCCTGGTTGGCGACCTGGAGTTTGGCCAGGGTGGGCGCGGCCAGTTTGGCCTGGTTGATGTCGCCGAAGGCGGCCAGGGCTTGACGCACGGCGCGCAGTTTTTCAGTGGTGCTGGCGCCATAGACCTGCATGGTCTTGGCTTGCTCGATGGCCTGGTTGGGAACCTGGTCGCCGAGGTTGAGGACCGCGATACGGTTGGCTTCCTGATTGAAGCGTTTGGCTTCTTCTACAACGGGCGTCAGCATGCCGAGGCTCTGCTCGACGGTAGTAGAGCCCATCTCGCGCAAGGCGGACAGTCGCTCTACGCGTTTGTCGAAGTCCTCACGGCGTTTCTCAGCGGCGGTCTGAGTAGTCGCCTGGGAAGCTCCCAGGCGCTGTTCGATGCGTTTGATGGCAGCCAGGATCTCTCTCAAGTCGGATGGCATGCTGCGGGTCTGGGAATCATTCGCCATCGGGAGCGGCTCTCATACGGGCGCGTTCGCGCCAGTCCATCAATTCGGCCAGGCCCATCGCATCGAGCTGGTCCAGTGGCCAGTGGAAGGTGATGGCGAGGTCCGCCATCGCATCCTCTACGTGGCGGGGAAGAGCGCCGCCTTGTCGGACTTCTTCAGCAAAAAACCGACGATCTTCCCGCCCAGGTCGACCAGGTCGGCTGGGTCCAGCGCACGCACCTCGGCTTCGCTCAAGCTGGGCTGGCTGATGCGCGGGACGATGCGGACGATGGCGTCGACATTGAGGTTGAGCAGTTCGGAGAGCGACACGCCGCGCAGTTCGCCGGCAGTGGGCTTGCGCAGGCTGATCTCTTCGATACGGGTCTCGCCGCGCAGCACGGGCTGGTCGAGGACCACGAGGTTGTCTTGAGTGGTAGCGGTCATGGGGGAATTCCTTGCAGGCTGGATCGGGCCCGCCGGAGCGGGCCCGGGAGGGGTCAGATGCCGAGGGCGGCGCGTTGCTGGGCCAGACGATCCTTGCCGTCGACCTTCTCGATGAAGGCCAGCAGGTCGATCTCGATGACGGTGACGCCATCCACGGTCAGCTTGTAGTAGCTGCAGGTGGTGGTGATCTTGTGCTCGGTGGTACCGGCGGCACTGGCTTCGCCCATCTCGATGGATGCGTGGCGACCACGTACGACGATCTCCACGGCGGTGACGTCGCCGCTGTCGTCCTGCTGGTAGGCGCCAGCGAAGCGCAGCGGTACGGCGTCGGCGCCGACCGCGCCGAATTGCTTGAGCGCCGTCAGATCCAGACCGCCGAGGGTCCATACCAGCTCGATACCGTCTTCGCTGAGGCCCATGTCGGCCTTGACCGGGCCGCTCATGCCGGCGCCGCGGAAGGCTTCCATCTTGCGCGCCAGCTTGGGCAGGGTGCAGGACTTGGCAACGCCGAGGTAGCTGTTGCCGTCGTTGAACAGATTGAGGTTCTTGAGGGTGCGGGGCAGGGCCATGGGATGCTCTCCAGAGGCGCGCCCAGGGGGCGCGCCGGATCAGGTTCAGGCGTTGACGCGGG